GTTGTTTACAAGAACAAGGAGAAAATAATGGCTTTTCAGCTTTCACCAGGGGTGTTGGTCACCGAAAAAGACCTAACAAATATTGTGCCGGCAGTTGCTACCTCCACTGGTGCATTCGCTGGACATTTTTACTGGGGTCCAATGTCAGACCCACAACTTGTTACTTCAGAGCGTAGCCTTGTTGAGCTGTTTAGTACACCTACGAACGACAATAGTTCTAGTTGGTGGGCGGCCGCAAACTTTCTAGCATATAGCAATTCATTGTATGTTACTCGAGCCGTGGCTACATCTGCAACAAATGCTTCAACTTCAACCAGTGCAAGCATTATCAACAGAGATTCTTATTATGCTACATACGAATCAACTGGCATTTCCGGTCATGTGTTTACAGCAAAGTATCCAGGATCTTTAGGTAACGGGTTAATTGTATCAATCTGTGATAGTGATGGATGGACGTCATGGGCATATAAATCACTATTTGACAGTGCTCCTGGACAATCATCTGCCGCTGCTGAGTACAACGTAACCAAAGATGAGCTGCATGTTGTAGTTGTTGACGGTAAAGGCACTTTCTCTGGTCAATCAGGAACTGTTCTCGAAAAGTTTGCATTTGTATCCAAAGCATCAAATGCAAGACGTTCAGATGGATCAAACAACTTTTACAAAGATGTGATTAACACCCAATCAAAGTATATTTGGTGGACTGGTTATCCAACATCTGGTATTGATGCTAACCAAGCTTGGGGTCAAACATTCCAGCAGGTTGTAGATGCAGCCGGAGCTGATGTGTTTGCTGCTATGACATCGCCAGGTATAACCTTTACACTAGCTAACGGCAACAATGGTACTAACCCTACAGAAGGACAGATCCAAACTGCCTATGCTTTATATGCTAATACAGAGTTGTATGACATCTCATTAGTAATTACAGGTAAGGTAACAGCCGCTACAGCTAAGTATGTAATTGACAACGTCGCTGAAGTTCGTAAGGATTGTATGGTGTTTGTGTCTCCTGTAGATGCTAGCACGGGGGCTATGATTACAGGTGCTGCTATTGCAACAGATACTGTTGCCTTTAGAAATAGCGTTAACTTCAACGTCAATTCATCATATGCTGTTCTTGATTCAGGATTCAAATATCAATACGACCGCTATAATGACAAGTATCGCTGGGTTCCACTAAATGGTGATATTGCTGGTCTTTGCGCTAGAACTGATTATACAAATGATGCGTGGTGGTCTCCTGGCGGATTAAATCGCGGGCAAATCAAAAATGTCGTCAAGTTATCTTTCAATCCAAACAAAGCTGAAAGAGATACACTATACAAGGCCGGTATCAACCCTGTGGTATCATTCCCCGGTCAAGGAACAGTTCTGTTTGGTGATAAGACTCTATTAACTAAGCCTTCAGCCTTTGATCGTATTAACGTGCGCCGTCTGTTTATTGTTCTTGAAAAGGCAATAGCAACAGCAGCTAAGTTCCAGTTGTTTGAATTTAATGATGACATGACACGTGCTCAGTTTCGCTCTATGATAGAGCCATTCTTGCGCGACGTGCAAGGTCGTCGTGGTGTGGTAGACTTCCGTGTTGTATGTGATGCGACAAACAACACCGGCGAAGTAATTGATAGGAATGAGTTTGTGGCTGATATTTACATTAAGCCTGCCCGTTCTATTAACTTCATCACATTAAATTTCGTTGCTGTCCGCTCTGGAATTTCTTTCAACGAAATTGCTTAATAAATAAACGGGGATCTTTTAGATCCCCCTTTAAGGAGAAATATAGATGGCAACGATTTCAGATTTCAAATCCAGATTGGCCTTTGGTGGTGCAAGACCAAACCAATTTACAGTATCGTTAATGTTTCCAGCCTTCATTCAAAATGGTGTATTTGCATCATCACAATCCCAATTCCTTTGTAAGGCCACGTCTTTACCAGGGTCGTCAATTGAAGACATTACAATTAACTACCGAGGCCGCCCTGTGCATTTTGCAGGTGAGAGATCATTTGCTCCATGGCGTGTAACTATCTATAATGAAGCTAACTTTGGTATTAGAAATGCGTTTGAAGATTGGCATAATACAATTATCAATTATGGATCAACAAATGGCGCCACAATGCCAATCAACTATCAAGTTGATTTAAGTGTTACGCAGCTCGATAGAAACGACAACCCAACAAAGTCGTATATATTCCGTGACGCATATCCAGTTGTAATTGGTGAGATTGGACTAGATTTTGATGCAAACAATCAGATTGAAACATTTGATGTTGAGTTTGTATACAACTACTTCGAACCAGCCTAAAGATAGGTAATACATCATATTATGCAAGTTTTCGGATTTGAAATAAAACGTAAGAAGTCCTCTCAGACGGAAGCCGCTAGTGTGGTTGCTCCGTCTGCTGAGGATGGATCTACTGTTGTCACTACAGCTGCACATTACGGGCTAACAGTAGACATTGAGGGTACCATCAAGAATGAGAATGATCTCATCAGAAGGTACCGTGAGTCAGCTCAATACTCTGATTGTGATGCTGCAATCGAAGATATTGTCAATGAAGCGATCGTAGCTGATTCCAACATCCCTCCTGTATCGATTGACCTCGAAGACGTCAAGCTATCAGACTCGATTAAGAAAAAAATTACAGATGAGTTTGAAGAGATACTAACTCTGTATAAGTTTTCTGATAGAGGACATGATATGTTCCGTCAGTGGTATATTGACGGCCGTATGTTCTACCATATTGTAATAGATGAAAAGAACCCAAAGAATGGTATTGTTGAGCTTCGATACATTGACCCACGCAAGATTCGTAAGATTAAGAATGTTAAGCGTGAAAAGAATGCACAAGGCGTAGAAGTAGTTAAGACTGTTGATGAATACTACATCTATAACGATAAGGGAATCAACGAGTCTACTTCACAAGGTGTGAAGCTATCTCTTGATTCAGTTATCATGGCGTCATCAGGATTGTTAGACTCCAATACTGGTCTCACATTGAGTTATCTACACAAGGCTATTAAGCCTGTCAATCAACTCAAGATGATGGAGGACTCACTAGTCATCTATCGTATTAGTCGAGCACCGGAACGTAGAATTTTTTACATTGATGTAGGTACTTTGCCAAAACAAAGAGCAGAGCAGTACGTCAATGACATTATGAACAAGTTTAGAAACAAAGTTGTTTATGATGCTGCAACTGGTGAGATTAAAGATAACCGCCAGCATCTATCTCTTATGGAAGACTTTTGGATGCCTCGTCGTGAAGGCGGCAAAGGAACAGAGATTACTACTCTAGCTGGCGGTCAAAATTTAGGTCAAATTGAAGATATCCAGTACTTCCAGACAAAGCTCTACCAAGCTCTAAACGTACCTCTTACAAGACTGCAACCACAGCAGAACTTTAGTCTTGGTCGCGCATCAGAAATTACTCGCGAAGAAATCAAGTTCAACAAGTTTATTGAGCGTATTCGTAAAAAGTTCTCAGGAATCTTTAAGGATGCGTTAAGGGTTCAGTTGGTTGCAAAAGGTATCATTAGACTTGAAGAGTGGGATGATTTAGTCAATCAGATTAGGTTTGACTTCCAGCGAGACAACCACTTCACAGAGTTGAAGAACGCTGAGATCATAAACAACCGAATTGCTCTGCTACAAAACATTGATCCATATGTAGGAAAGTACTATTCAGTCAGCTGGATACGTAAAAACATTCTTATGCAGAGTGAGGATGACATTAAGACGATGGACGAAGAGATGATGGATGATAGAGAAGGTCAAATTGACTTTGCTTCCCATCAAGGTGAGATGCAGGCTGCTAAAGATCAGGCTGCAGGAGTTGATACACAACAGGGAGACCAAAAACAATGAGTACACGTGAATTAATTGATGCAATTGAGTCGGGCGATTCGGTTGCTATTCAGTCCTCTTTTGAGGCTGCTATGGCCAGTCGTATTGCTGATCGTTTAGATGTGATGCGACAAGATGTCGCACAGAATATGTTTAAGTCTCCTGCAGTAGATGCAGACACCACAGAAGGTACCACAGAAGAGTAATATGCAATTCAAACAGTTCCGATCATTTGTTTGTGAAGCTGTAACTGGAGAGGAGTTTATATCTCAGTCCCAGTTTTTCAATCATAGTATTGTTGAAACTAAGAATGGCATTTTTATTGACGGCCAGTGTACAGAATTTAGTTGTGTAGAGGAAGCAAGAGATCATATCAATCAGCAGATTATAAAAGAGAACATCCAACAAGAGTTATATGAAGAGATGTCGGATACAACAATTGCTGATATTATTAGATCTCATCATAGTTCAGTAAAGGTTACTAATACTCTAATTGAGTCATATGTTGAGCTGGCTTCCTCTAAATTTTTTACTCTTGATCCTGTGTCATTAGACATTAGACTTCTTAACAAAATTGATAAGATTGTAGAAGGGTGCGTGGATTATAAGTTAGATGACGGCAGTGTTGTAGTTATATCTGAGGGCACACAACGACAGCTAAATAATATATTCAAAGAGCATCAAGATGTTGTTCAGTATATGAGAGAAAGTAAGGACAACTTTCTTGAAGTACTTAATCTATTAGAGGAATAAGATATGGCACAAGCCACTGTTAAAAACACTCACGCTGAGACAATCGTCAAAGTTTACGGGGCAGCCTCTACTACAGAGACGATTGATATCAACACACTACAAGCTACAGGCCAAGTAGTTGATGGTGGCACTCAGACTGTTAACATTGTTGGTGTTACCTGGACAGGGGATGCTGCCTCAGTTATTACCATAACACGCAATGGTACAGTAGTAATGACACTACTCGGATCTGCCGCAGATTCAATCGACTTTAGTGGACAGCAACTACCACCTGAAGCAACAGGAAACACTTCTGATATTGTAGTTGCTATTACTGGCGGGGTCGGTCAGTGTTGGCTAAAACTACGTAAGATTGGTGGTTATAAGACTACTATTGAACCAGAACAGTTTGGTTCCCTTGACAATCCAGCAGTTTCAGGGAGCTAATTAGATGAGACTTATTAAAGAACATACAGAAGAAGTAAAACTTATTGTTGAAGCTAAGGATAGCAAAGGCAGTAAGGACTACTTCATTGAAGGCGTATTTCTTCAAGCAGATGTCACCAACCGCAATAAGCGTAGGTATGACAAAAAGATCATGGAGCAAGCAGTCAATTCTTATACGAAAGAATACATTGATAAGAATAAGGCTTACGGAGAACTAGGTCATCCAGATTCACCTACCATCAACCTTGATCGCGTTTGTATGATGATTAAGTCCCTCAAGGAAGATGGCAATAATTGGATTGGTCGTGCTAAAATTCTAAGCACACCATACGGTAACATTGTCAAGGCTCTAATTGATGAAGGAGCTAATCTAGGAGTGTCGTCTCGAGGCCTAGGGTCTCTCGTCGAGAAAGATGGTGTTAACGTTGTACAAGATGACTTTGTTTTAGCTACTGCTGCAGATATTGTAGCAGATCCTTCAGCACCAGATGCATTTGTCAATGGCGTTATGGAAGGAGCTGAGTGGGTATATGAGGCTTCTACCAACTCATGGAGAAAGGCTGAAGTCATCAAAGAAAATATTCTCAAAATGTCCGCGAAGGAGGTTGCGGAATCTCAAGCAAGAATGTTTGACGCATTCCTGAAAAGCTTGAAGTGAAACATTAATGGATAATGTGAAGTAAAAGTTTTTATAAATAATAAAAGTTAACAGGAGATTTTTATGTCTATCGAACAAAAAATTGCGAAGATTCTTGCCGAGTCAAAAGCTGACGTTGCGGAAGAACAAGTCGAAGAGACTCTTGAAGTAGAGATCGAAGAAAACGTTGATCTTGAGCAAGAGGGTCAAGAAGTTGTAGCTGAGCAGACTGAAGAAGTTCAGGAAGAACCAGCTATCGCTTCTATTCAAGAAGATGTAGCCGCCTTAGTTGACGGTGAAGATCTTTCAGAAGAATTCAAACAGAAAGCCGCTACAATTTTTGAGGCTGCTGTTATGAACCGTGTTAAGCAAGAAGTTGCTAAACTCGACGAATCCTACGAAGCAAAACTAGTAGAACAAGTCGAACAGATCAAAGAGGGTCTAGTTGAAAAAGTTGATGGATACCTTGACTACGTAGTCGAGCAGTGGATGACACAGAATGAGATTGCCCTTGAAAGTGGTATGAAGTCTGAAATTCTTGAAGGCTTTGTCGGTGGTCTAAAATCACTCTTTGAGCAGCATTACATTGATATTCCTGAAGAGAAGTTTGATGTACTAGGAACTCTCGAAGAGGAAGTTGAAGACCTAAAGGCTAAGCTAAATGAGCAAGTTGCTTCAAACGTTGAGTTGAACAAAGAGCTATCAACATATCAGGTTGCACAGATCGTCGCAGAACTCTCAGAAGGTCTCGTCGAAACTGACAAAGAAAAGTTCCACGCTTTAGTTGAAGAGCTCGAGTTTGATGGCGTTGAAACATTTACCAAGAAAGCTCAGACAATTCGTGAAAGCTATTTCACAAACAAGAAGGCAACAACAACTGTTGTTGAATCCGTAGTCACCGATACTCCAGTCACCCTAACAGAAGAGAAGGTTATTCCTGCTCATATGAGAGGTTATCTGTCAGTACTCGACAACCTTAAATAAGGATAACAGAAATGTCCGAAAATCGTAAGCAACTAGTAGAGAAGTGGTCACCAGTTCTAAACCACGACGCTCTACCACAAATCAAAGACAACTACCGCAAGGAAGTTACCGCTGTTCTACTCGAGAACCAAGAGCGCGAAATGGGCAAGCAAGCTCAAGCCCTATTCGAAGCTAGCCCAGTTAACGGTGTTGGTTCAGGTCAGATTGGTACCATCGGCGGTGGCACAACAGGCGGCGTTGCTGGTTATGATCCAGTTCTAATCAGCCTAGTTCGTCGTTCAACCCCACAGATGATGGCCTTCGATGTTTGCGGCGTTCAGCCAATGACACAGCCAACAGGTCTAATCTTCGCAATGAAGAGCAAGTATTCTACACAAAACGGTGGTGAGGCTCTCTTCAATGAAGCTGATACAGACTTCGCCGGTGCCGGTACACACGCAGGTTCCAACTGGACCTCAGGTACCGATACAACAGGTACTGGTATTGCTACAGCTACAGCTGAAGGTAACGAGACTTTCCCACAAATGGCTTTCTCAGTTGAGAAGACCAGCGTTGTTGCTAAGACTCGTGCTCTAAAGGCTGAGTACTCAACAGAATTAGCACAAGACCTAAAGGCTGTTCATGGTCTTGACGCTGAAGGCGAACTCAGCAACATCCTCTCAACAGAGATCACCGCCGAGATCAACCGTGAAGTCGTTCGTACAATCTACACAGTCGCTAAGGCTGGTGCTCAGGTTGGTACAGCTGCTGCTGGTACATTCGACCTTGACGTTGACGCCAACGGCCGTTGGTCAGTTGAGAAGTTCAAAGGTCTATTGTTCCAAATCGAGCGCGAAGCTAACGCCGTTGGCCAGCAGACTCGTCGTGGCCGCGGTAACCTACTCATCTGTACAGCTGACGTAGCTTCCGCCCTAGCCATGGCCGGTGTTCTCGACTATGCTCCAGCCCTTTCAACAGGTCTAAATGTTGATGACACATCAACAACATTTGCTGGTGTTCTAAATGGCAAGTATCGTGTATACGTTGATCCATATCAGGCCAACGTTGCTGCTACTCAGTTCTTCCTAGTTGGTTACAAAGGCACTTCAGCCTTTGATGCTGGTCTATTCTACTGCCCATACGTTCCTCTACAAATGGTTCGTGCAGTTGATCCAAACACATTCCAGCCAAAGATTGGCTTCAAGACACGTTATGGCCTAGTGAGCAATCCATTTGTTCAGCTTGATGGCGATAACAGCAATCTACAAGCTAACTCCAACTACTACTATCGCAAAGTTAAAGTTACAAATCTAATGTAAGATTTGGATCTTTA